TTTGCGCGTTTGCTCCCATAATTAGACTTTACCTTAACCGAGCGCGTTGGTGGTAGATAGCACACCAAACGTGATGTCATCTAAAATAAACTGATCGAGGATGACCGTAGGCGATGTCCATAAGGTCATGCGGTGGCCTGTGTTCATGTCTATGACGTGATCTATGCCCTCGACTGAAAGGTCTTGATTGACGCTTAACGGTGTGCCGGATGAAAACGTCTTAGTGATTGACACGGTTTGACCAATCTCTATTGGTGCTAACGCCGTTTTTTGGGCATCGGTCAGGCTGGCAAATGTTGTTGACACACTGGTGAAACGTGGGCGTGGTTGTGGGTATAGCAGGTAACTGGCGAGCGTGGCAGCTTGTGCGTCACTACTAAGCAGGCTGTCTGTGATTGCTTCAGTTTGCGTAAAGTACTCTGCAATTGACGCAGCATCGCTGGCGTTTTGTAACGTGCCACCAGACTCAATAGTGATGTTGGAATTGTTAATAACTGTTTGTTGATCAAACTCTACGAGGATGCTGTCATACGGAGTCGCTGTGCCAGTGTCATTAAATGTGGCCGTAGCCGGCTCAAGGGTTGTGCCTGTCCTTGCTTGCGCGGTCAGCACGTTTTCTCGATCACAGAAAATGCGGCCTTGTTCGGCTTGCTGGATGCGGTTTATGTAGGCGTTTACGTTTGTGCCGCTGGGGATGGTGTAAGCGCCTAGCGTGGTCACTGGCGAGGCGGTAAGGCTTGTAGCGCCTGTGTAGTTTGCAGCGCTTAAAACGGCTGTAATGCGCTCTGATGAGGTTTGGCTAGTGGTGGCGGTTTCGGGCAGATTGCCCTGTGACAACACATAAGTGTTATCAGCGGCCGCAATGTTGTAGGTGGTCATTCCAGCCATGTTGTAGGTCTGGTTAAACGTGGTAACAACGCCTGTAAAAAGGTACTCACCGTTACGGCTAAGCCTAATCGGGCGCAATGGCGCTAGACCTGGCTGATCTGTCAACTGGTTGTAATAAACGCTAGATGTGTTCAGCGGGTCATAGTCACGATTGCCTACTGGCACGCTAATTGACACAGACATTGTGCCGGGGCCAAATACGTCTAAGGGTTTATGACGGCCTCGACTAATGGTTATTAACTGTGCCACGTCTGTGATGTCGTTAAAGTCCTCGCCGTCACCGTCAAGCACATCAGGCCCGTCTAATTGCGACTGGTCTAAATAAAATGCTTCACCGTCATAACCGCTAGACAGCTCTAAAAGGTATGTGCCGCCAGTTATGACGGTTGCGCCAGACATTACCTGATCGCCAGATTAAGTGGCCCGTACACTTGCGTGTACTGCGTGAGCGCGTCAACAACTGATCTGCCAATTTCGGCGCTAGTTGAGATACCGCCAGAAATGTTTATTGTGACGCCACCGCCCATGCCACCGTTTTTGCCGTTTAACGGTATGACTGCCTCAGGGCCAGACTCACCAATCATTGCCAGTGTTGGCCCTGTAACAATGCCGCCCTCTGCAAGGTACGGAATGTTTGGCACACTAAACCCTCGACCACCTAAACCCGGCACCCAGCCAGGAAACTCAAACGAAAGTTTGCCTATCGTGTTATTCCACAATGATGCAATGCCGTTAAAGATGCCTTTGTAGATACCTAGCACGGCAGTGAAATAGTTTTTAAGTACGTCAAACGCAAACTTTGTGCCGGTCACAATGCCGTCAATTACTGTGTCAACAACTTTACGCACAATGTCAAACTTAAAATACAGCGCTACAAGTGCAGCAATTACTAGCCCAATGCCTAATGTGGCAAACCCAACCATCGCTAATTGCGCGGCTGTAAGGCTTAAAGCAAACACGGTGTTTACAAGTGTGGCAATACCAACGGCTGTGTTAAACAGCAAGACCGCTGCCGATACACCACCGATAACACCAATAATAATCATAAGTATTTTTGTGTTTTCTTGTGCCCAACCACCAAACGCAATGAGCGTTGGTATTGCTGCCTCAATAATTGGTATGAGTGCAGCGCCTATTGACTCTTTAGTTTCTGCTAACGCTATGCCTAAACGCTTCATGCCGCCCTCAGCGGTTGCAGCTGCCGCGTCTGATGCACCGCCAAACGTGCCACCTAAAACATTCATTACGTCATCGAGTGACGCGCCATCTTTGATCATGGCTTTAATCTCTGGTGACAAAGCTTGTAAGCCTTTCATGTTGCCGCCATACGCTTTAGCAAGCGCGTCAGAAACCTCAGCCAAAGACTTGTTAGACCCTGTAGCAATATCCTGTGCCAGCGTTAACGCTGATTGTGCTGTCTCAACATCTTTAGTGCCGCGCACAAGGCTTGCTAATGCCGGACGCAGCTCGTCATCTGCCACACCGCTAGCCAATGACATTTGCGTAATAAACTTTTCGGCAGACGCAATTTGATCGTCACTAGCACCAGTAACGTTTTGCAATGCCAAACCTAATTGCACTTGTGCGGCTTCATCTTCCATTGCAGCTTTAGTTGCACCAAACAATGCAACACCAATGCCAGCAATTGCGGCGGCTGCAGGTAGGGCCGCCTTTTTAAGTGCAAACGATGTTTTAGCGCTAACACCCTCTAATTGGTTGAACTCTTTAATTGCGCGAGAAACGCCCTTACCGTCATACTCGGTAACAATTGGTAGTAAGACAGATGCCATAAAATTAACTATAGTCTCGGGTCGTTTATTACTCGATCAACTAACTGCTGTACTTGCGTAATTGTTTGTTCGCCTGCAGACTCCCATGCAGGCCACAAAACGCGCGATGGAAAGCCAAACTTGCGATTTAAGTTATTAGCAAAGTTTTTACCAGCCGTGCTAGTAGGCGTTTTGCGCCCAGTCATATCAAACAGCACGGCTGTAGGGCCTTTGTACTGCACATAAAATGTGCCTAGGTTTTGTGTAAAACCAGCAAATTGCTTTACCTTTTTGCCTGACACTTTTGCTATTACTGTGTCATCCGCACCAGACCAAGGCAATATTTGGTAGCCAGTTTTTGTATTCCATTTGTAATTCATGCCACTTAACGGTGCGCCAAACGGCAAACGGCTTTGCGCCTCGGTGACTACTGGCTGCATTACTTCTTTAAAATCTTTTGTTATTTGCCTACGCAGTTTTGGGTCAAGTCGATTAAGTTTTGCCAAAGCATCTTTAATGCCTACGACTTCCCCGTCATAACTAACCGACATATTTACCGCTTTCGTTGCTCGTTTATAACTGTAATCAGTGTGAGCAAGTCGCGTGCGCCAAACACGATCTGTTGTTCAGGCCAAAAACCTGTTGCGGCACAAACTTCGGCTAGTTGCCGTCTGTAAGTGCCGCGTCCGTAGGGTTTGGGTTTGTCAAGTCCGCTTCTGGCAACACTGTCATTTCTGGGTTTTCTTTAAGCCATTCCATGTAATCATCGGGCAGTTTTTCGCCTTTGACTTTAAGCAATGTGTATGCCCAAAATGACCAGTCACGCCAACCAGACTGCTCAGCGTCCATAGGTTTTTTATTAAACTTTTCTTCCCACAACGCGGTACTAAACAACGTTGTATATAAATACTCTGGCTCTGCATCTACGGTGCGAACCAGTTTAAGTTTGATACGCATAAGCCTGCTTTCGTGTCGGGCCGTTGCCGGCTGTTTTTAAGACGTTGCGACTGAGTACACGCCACCAGTAAACGTAATGTCAATTGTGTCTAGCGCGCCTAGTGCGGCGTTGACAATTGGCAAGGTTTCTAGGTAGCAGCCTGTCAAAGTTGAGATTGGGTTTGTTGCGCTGGTTGCCGCGCTGGTTGGTTTAATTGTCACCGTTGTGGATGTGCCTACAAGTGCAGCCAATGTTGCGTAAGTTTCTGTGGCAGCAAAACTGTTGTACATCGTCAAAGTCAACGTGCTGTTTTCTAGGCCGCCAACATAAACGCGTGCAGTCTTGCCAAACGATGTGCTTTCTAACGCCTCGATCACGCGGGTCAAAGTTGATGCGCTGGTCTGGTCAGTCAAGTCAACGCTATTTACGGTGACTACTGGGTTAGATAGGTAAGTGCTGGTAGCCATGTGGGTTAAATCTCCTCGTTGGTTTCTGTATTAGTTTTAGCAGGTTTTTTAGGTTTAGGTGTGGATTGCTCAACAATGAAACCGCCAGACAATAGCGCTGCTACGTTAATGCCGTCAGCTGCAATGAACGGGTCACCAATGATGCCTAGTTTGGTTGATGCGATTGTATAAATCATGCTGTTTGTGCCTGCACTTTCACTGTTAGGTCGTAGCAAGGGTATGACGCGCCGCCAATGTCAATCGTGCTGGGTTGCCCAGATAACACAATTATTTTGGATGCCAGCACTAATGCCGTGATGCTTAAAATCTCGCGCAACACTGGCAACCCTGCAGGCCCAGAGCCAACAACCTTGAGTGGGAAATCCATTGTCACAATGTTGCCGTTGCCTGCGTAGGTCGTAAAACTAGGCGCTAATAGGAAGACGCAGTTGGGCACAAGTTTGGTGGGGTCTGTAACTACCCTAAGACC